TTGCCAACAGCAGTGTTAAATGAGGCCGTTGTATTATTTTGCAGAGCATTTACTCCAACTGCTGTATTAGAACCTCCAGTAGTGTTGTCTTGCAAAGCTTTTCTTCCAACAGCTACTTGATCTGCACCAGTTGTGTTTGATAGTAAAGCGACAAAACCAACAGCAGTATTGTTAGATGCCGTTGTGTTTGCAAATAAAGCACTTGATCCTACACCTGTATTCTCAGTTCCAGTTGTGTTTGCTCTTAATGAGGCTTGTCCATAAGCTGTATTATTATCAGCAGTAGTGTTTGCACCTAGGGCATCTTGACCCATTGCAGTATTTAATCTTCCTGTTGTATTCACATCTAAAGAATTAGCTCCAACGCTAGTATTTTTATCTCCAGTTGTGTTTGCTGATAAAGAATTATACCCCAAGGCTGTGTTGTTACTTGCTGTAGTATTAGCATCTAAAGCTAAAGCACCAACGGCTACGTTGTTAGCTCCAGTTGTGTTTTCAAGCAAAGCTGCTTGTCCAACTGCAGTATTGCTAGAGGCTGTAGTGTTATTTTTTAATGCTTGAGAACCAACTGCTGTGTTTTCACCTCCAGTTGTATTCGCACTTAAAGAAACATGACCTAAACTAGTATTATTACTTGCTGCTGTATTTGCATCTAAAGCAAAAGAACCAACAGCCACATTAGATGATCCTGAAGTTAATGCAGTTAGAGCATCTTTACCAATAGCAGTATTATTTCCACCAGATACAGAAGCATCTAAAGCACTCTCTCCAAGAACAGTGTTACCAGCAACAGAGTTTGCTCCTTTTCCTATATTTATACTATTTATCGTTCCGTCTAAAGGGAAAGCTGGTGCGCCAGCGAGACTAAATAAATTTATATGAGCATTATTAGCAGTATTTCTAAGCTGCATAATACTTGATGTTGTATTAGCAAAAAACTGACTTGCAAAATTTGTTGAGGGTGCAGACGATCCAGAACTATTTGTTGCTAAAGCTTGTAATGCACTATTAATGTCTGCTCTCACGTTGGCTCCCGTAGAATTATCTACGGTCATATCATTTTGACTCATTTTCTAATCCAAAATTTTCTCTAAGTATATCCTAAACCACTATTAACTACCACGTCCGAAACCTACAGCAGTATAACTAAATGTTTTATTCTGAACAGCATTTCCAGCATTTGTAAATTTTATTGTAAAACCACTTCCAGATATATTAGTTAATTCAAACTTATCAGTACCGCCTAAATCATTTGCAGTAATACCAATACTAGGAAGTTGTGAGCCTGCTCCGACACTTGTTCCACTCTGACCTGTAAAGAATGTATGGTCGAAAGTTATATCAAGTCCTGATGATGATGTACCAGACGAAATATTTGATCTTTGTTCTGTTCTTCTCTCAAGCTCTGCTGTATATCCAAGCTGATCTATTTCTATTGATTGTGCAGGGTCGTCACTATCCATTTCACATCTAAATTTAAAACCTCTCCCAACATAAGTTCCATTTACAAAAGGATTAAATCTTGAAAAGTTTGCTCCGTAAGTGCAAGCTGTTCCGCTTGAGATAGTTGCACTTGTTGCTGAAGTTACTGTAAATGTATTTGCACTTGGAACTGAAATGATTTCATAGTTACCATCGGTTGCACTACCAGCAGTAAAATCAATCACAACAAAATCACCAACAGAATAACCATGTGAAGTCTTTGTAATTGTTATGGTTGTAGCACTTTGCCCATAGGTGGCTGAAACCGAAGTATCAGGGTCAATTTCAGTTGTAGCAACTAATAAAGATGCCCCAACATCGAAAGCAGTAGCACCATCAAAGTCTGTCCAAGTATCAATATTTGCTGATCTTTTATCAATCAAATCATTTGGGTAAAAACCTTGTGTAACAAAATGTCTTCTTAGCCTTAAAGGTTGTTTGCCACCTAAATCTAAAGTATTAGCAAACTCATAAGAACCACCAGTAATATCAACAGCCCCTAAAAAATCAAAATCAGCAATAGCATCAAAATCTGTAACATCATCTAAAGTTTCTAATGATCCAAGTACCAGACCATTTACATCTTCACTAAAAAAACAATCTACTTTTGCACCACCAAAAGGAGGTGAGTCTGAATCTTCTCTATCTGTAAAAACTGTTAGTTTTGGTAATGGATCTGGACTTGTAACTAGAACTGATGTTTCCCCAGCACTTAAACGGCCACCATCATCACGAAACTTTAAGATATATTCTCCTTCTACAATATTTGGCACAATACTTTCACTTACGTTTCCAGAAAGCTCAGGTAAAACGTCAACTGCATTTGTAAAAGTTCCACTGCCATCAGTAAGGTTTGAAGATCTTATAACCACGTTTCCACCATGAATAACATCAACATCTGTAGATTTATCAAAACGTAATCTTACAAACTGATCTGATATTGGTTCTATTCTTAAATTTTGTACATCTGCTGGTAGGGCAGTTTTACCAACAGTTGTAAATGTTGTAGTCGCTGGATTTGTACTTGGCTTGCCTAATGCGTTATAACTAAAAACTCTTACCTCATAAGTGCCATTTAAAGTTTCAAAAATTGTAAAATCAGGTCTTGTTATACGTTCTGATATAAAGTTCTCATTCTGGAATCTATATTGGACCATATATTCAGTAACACCGCTTACAGGTTGCCATTGAATAAATAATTTACTTACAGCCCTGTTATTCAATACCACTATTTGTTCTGTTCCCTGTAAGCTGCTTGGTGCATCTTTTAGTGCAGTTAGTGTTGTAATGGTTCTTGCTGGCAATGCTGTGCCATCTTCTACAAAAGCATATTTATTTGGATCATGAACAACAGCAACTATTTGATAATTTAATAATTGTTGTTCTGTAACAGATACAACTCTAAAAGTCTGAAGTTCAACAGATGTATTTTCAATAACCCAAACACTGTTTGTTTGTGGCACTGAACTAAATGCAGAATCTACAGTTATGGTTGCACCTGTAATATCACTTATTGTCTTGGTTTCTAATGTGCCATCAGATAAAATGACAGACAAGGTTGCTGAATCTGTAGATGCTAAATCTGTATTGTTTTGATCGTCAACAATAATCTGAGTTGTAGATACTCCTGTCTTAATACGCCCTCCTCTTCTTACCCCTGCCCTCATAGGGTCTGCAATATTAATAACAGTGCCAACCCTTACTATTGTTCCACTTTCTAATGATGCTGTGAATGTAACTGTTTCTGCTTCATTGTTTTGTGTATATAAAAACCAACGTCCAAGTCTTGCCGCTTGACCTCTTGATGTACAGGCAAAGCCATTTAAGTTTTTGGTCACTATGCCATATTTAGTTTGCAATGCTGTATCTTCTACAGTCTCATAATCTATCTCTTGAGTCTCATTATCAAAGTAGGAAACATTGACAACAGTAAATTTTGTGTCTTTACTAGCACTGGAATAGGTAAAACCAGCCTCAGAAACATTACTTAAATTATAGATATAACTTGCATCTGTAGGTTTATCACAGCTAATATTTACTGCCCCTGCTGAATAAAAAGGCATTGCTCTCATAACAGAGGCAAGATTATTTATGGTATCGTATGCAGCCCTTTGAGAATTTAGTACAACATTACAAGAAAATCTGGCTTCAGTACCACCAGCCCCATCATCTACTTGCTCACTTGCATATTGACTAGCAGAGAAAAAACTAAAAACATCTAATGATGATTCTGCAATATGATCTCCAAAACCTTTTGACGTTGTAAGCAAATCATATAAAATCCACGCTGGATCATTTGAATATTCTTTATCTGTTTTAAAAGTTCCGTTAAATGTACCGCTATAACTAATCGACCCATCAGCCCTAACTGTTGCATTGTGAGGTATTTTTATTTTTGTACCTTTTACCCTATACATACGTCTTGGCTGATTAGGAAAAGATTCAGCATCAAAACGTAAAGCTACATGGGCAAAATTTGCATAGGCTCTTGATTCATTAATTATTTCTGTAAAAGATGACCATTGGAAACTATTTTGTAAAGTTGGCTCTGTACTGTCTGATGTAACTCTGTTAACTCTGATAGTAACAGGAAAGCTAGTGCCAGATGGAAGATTTATTTTATAATCTCGAAAATATGTGCTTGCTGTTCTTCCTTTTACAGTGTCAGATATAACAGTTTTTGTTGTGCCATCATTTTCAATAGTTTGAATATTTAAAATAACTGAAGCTCCATTTATATCTCCGTTATCTTCGAATTTTTGCATTGAAGGAAAACCAAGAGTAACTCTTACAGCATCAATATTTGTATTTGTTATCTGTCTTGAAACAGGCGTATCTTTTGTAACTGTTACACCAACGCTAGTTTCTGATTCTGTCTCTGATATACCAGAAATTGCTGTTTGATCTGAAGTACCAAATCTAGGCTCAAAAGTTATATTCTGAAAGTTAAAATCTTCATCACTTGGACTTGTACCAGCAGCTTGTTGTAAAACCTGTGTAGAGTTAAGAAATACGTCCTTTAATGCTGAAGTGTTGTATTCAGTCGAACCCTTACTACCTGTAGCACTTGGAAACCCCTCTATCTCTCCTGACCCTAATAATTCAATCAGCGTTTGAAACTGTTTTGATTGAAGGGCATCTTTAGGTAGATTCGGCTGTACAACTCCAGCTTCTTCAAGCCTTCTTCTATGAAAAGCAGAATGTCTTCCTCTTATGGACATTAAGTTGTTCCCTCCACCTGTACAGTATCAATACCAGAACTAATTACGACAGAACCAATAAAAACTTCTCCATAAATTATTGGAATCGGAACACCAGCCTGACTTACGTTAGAAATTGACCCAAAACCAAAAGATTGAAATGTAGGATCATTCTGTGAAAAAGTATCAGTAACAGCAGCAGTAGGTATTTCTGGTGTTGGTGTAAGTAATTGGGTTGCTTCGTTAACTAACAAACTTGTGCCAATAGCTGTTAAGCCTCCCCCAATAATCCCTCCAATAGTCGTTCCAAGTACAGCAGTTCCTAAAAGACCAGTTGTAACTCCACTCACAGCAGCCCCACCAAAAACTCCTAAAGCACCAAGAGCAACACCTTTTGCACCTACGGCAATAGGAATAATTTGTATATCTTCGTCACTTTGTAAAGTTAATAAATCCTCTGTAATTTCCATACCGCCCATTTTAATCTTATACAACTGGTTCATCATGTGATTTTCCACCTCTGGAAAGTTTGCAATCAAAAAATGAAATGCCTGTTTTGGACTTGCAACAGCCGCTTCAAAATAAGACTGTCCAAGAAACTTTCTTAATCTGCCATAAACTTTTATTTTTTTAAGCTTCATATCTATAAACCTTTTTTGTGGCTTCTATATATCTTAAATCATATAATTCTCTACAACTCAACTGTCTTATGTTGTGATGCAATATTGTTTGATCGCCAATATATAAGGCAACATGATTTAATTTTTCATCTGGTCCTTGCATAAGCAAAACATCGTCATTAATAATATTATCTTTAGAAACTTCTTTAAAACCAGAACCAGTTAAAACTTTTTCAAAATATGGATTTTCACAGAAAGTTTTTATACTTTTAGGTCTTTCCCAAAATTTTAAATTTATTTTTTTTTTATTTAAAAAATAATCTGTAACTAAACTCCAACAATCATGCTTACCCCAAATCCATGTACGACCATACAAACCAGATGTATAACCAGATGGCTCAAAATCTACCCAGTTTTTTTGCTCAACACTATAGATATAAAAAGGTAAACCAAGATGCTCGCAAGATGCTTTATCCGCTTCAGATGGTAAGGCAGAACCATAAACATGAGAATGAATTATTCCAATCAATTCTCCTTGATCTTCACAATCTGCCCAATTGTCTGGATCTATAACAAAAAACTCATCTGGTGACTCTGAAAGATTCTTACAAGGCCAATAAGTTTCTTTGCCTTTGATAATAGCCAACAGTCCGCAAGACTCCTTTGGAGCCTGCTTATCAGCGTGTATAGCAGCTTGTTCTTTCCAGTTCATGCGTTTACAAAAGTACCAACAGAGGGAAAATCTTTTCTAGTCACTTGTAATTTAGGGCAACGAATATTATTTAGATCAAGAACACTAGCTAACTCAAACTGTACGATTTCTCTATTTTCTACAACTTTTCTATCAATAAAATAAATCTCCTGTGGTAATTCTGTTGTGCTAGATGGAGTGCCAAATGGATTCTGATTTGATGGGAAGTTTGCAGCGTCTAAAAATTGTGCCATTGTTCTATGTCTGATAAATTTTGCTCCCTGCAAGTCATTAAATGGTGTTGTAGCGTTTGCTGTTGCCATCAATGCTGTAATAGTTCCAAGAATATTTGAGACTGTCAGAGTAGGTCTTGGCAGTGTTCCCTTGCCTGTATATTCAAACCCTTCAGCAATAATTGGAAACTTATCGTATGTGTTGCCCTGCCATATTATTGAAGCGTTACTGTTCATGCCCACACCAGAATGAAAGCGGCTTACATTTGTTGAACCATGTAAAGCAGAAACAAGAGTTATTGAATACAACTCAATTATTGATTTATTAGATAAAGATTGAAGTTCTGCGGTAGGTATTGCCATTATGGTTCAAATACCTCCTCAAATGTTGTTGTAATGATAGCCCTGTTGTTATATGGAATTTGTTTTGACCAAGTTTTGCAGATAAATTTTCCAGTACCAGATAAAGTAACAGAAACATTTCCTGAGTTTGTTGCACTTGCGGCAGCCGTAACAGTGAAAGTATTATCATCAGCCGTTGTAACTACTGCAAAAGAACCATCAACAGCAGAACCAGATGTATAGTCAATCGTTACAACATCACCAAGAGCAAGGCCATGATTTGAAATTGTTATTGTAACTGTTGTACCACTTTGAGAATAAGTGCCTGTTTTTGTGAACCCTTCGGCTGGTGGAGTGAAGTCAAAGCTTGCCTGATCAAAAACCCTTGCTCTAAGAAATGCTTCAAGTATGTCTGATTGCTCTTCAGACACTACAAAAGTCAGGTCATATACTTTTGGATCTTGTGTTAAAGGAAGGCCAAATAAGGCTCTAAACTGGTAGCCATCACCGAGATTAGTTGTTCTTACCTTTGGTGAACTTGTTTTTCTAAAGCCAGAATATGTCGGCTTAATTGTTGACGGAAAAGTTGCCATTACCTACTTAATAAACCCCCTGCACGTTTTTCTTTAATAAGTTCTGCACGAATAGCAGCACCTAAAACATTACCTAGTGCCTGTGCATCTTGATTATTGCCAGATACAGTTGAACCAGACGCATCAACGGAAACATTAACAATATTAGTTGTACTTCCTCCTAGTTGGTTGTTTGGTGTGATAAACCCACGACTAGACCCCATTGTTAATATCTCTGGTCCCTTTTCACCTACAACGAAACTTTTACCAGCACCTACTGGTCCACCAGCAGCTTTACCACCACCAAATACTTTTCCTAAAAATCCACCAATCTTTCCACCAATACCTGATACTGCTTGTTGAATAGCTACCTCTATTAATTTACGTTTTAAATCGTTTAGAACACTTACAGCCGCTTGAGCTAAAGTCTTTGTACCTTCTACTGCATCAGCTAGGTTTGAAACAATACCTTTTTCAATATCTTGACCTATATTCATAAATTTTTGCTTCAGTGCTTTAGCTGTTTCTTCTTGTTTCTTTAGTTTTTTATTACCCTCTTCTAGTAACTTGTTTTTCTTTTCTAAATCAATCAATTCATCTGCTAATTCTTTTCCAAATTTTTCTGTTAACTCTTTTCTTTTTTGATCTAGCTCAAATTGTTTTCTACCTTCCTCTGTACCAATTTTTAATTTTGCCTCAATCTCTTTTAATTCTTTATTTTTTGCTTTTAAAGCATTTTTAGATCTTTCAAAGTCTTTAAATAATTCAATACCTTGTGCTATAACTAATCTTTCTTGTAACTTTATTAAATCTTTTTCTAATCCTAAAAGTTCTGCGCGTTGATTTGGTGAAAATATTAAAAAATCTTGTTTATCAGCTTTAGCTTTAGCTTCTTTAAGTTTGTCTATTTTTTTTGTAACAGAATCTATTTTTGCCTGTAAGTCTGAAGAACTGCCCTCTTCTAACAATTTATTAAATTCTTTCTGTTTATTTATTGCTTTAATAATACTGTTTGTCAATAAGACAAATCCACTTGCTAAAGCAATTAAAGGCAGTGCATTAGCAGCTATTGTTAAAGCCCCAACAGCAACAGTCAGTTTTGAAACGCTACCAGCAGCCAATAAACTTGTGGCACTTACACCTGTTAATCCACCAGACGCAATTATAGATTTCACTCCAACCATACTAAAACCAGCAACTAAAGCTTTTAATTGCAAAACAGCAAAAGGAATAGCAACGCTTAAACCTTTTACAGCTAAACCAATTCCAGCAATAACTGCTGCCGTTTGCCCACCATCTGAATTAAGGAAATTGACTAAACCTGTTAAACCTTCTACAGCAGCTGTCAAAGCTGGATTTAGAGCCTCGCCTAAAACTTCTGAAAAATCTCTAAAAGATTCTCCTAAAGAATCAGTTGCGCCAGCTAAACCTGTAGCAGCAGCTTGTGCTAACTGATTATAACTTTCTTCAACAATTCTTAAAATCATATCGTGTGCTTCAGCTACTTTATTTGTTTTCATTAATTCTTTTATTACATCTGTCTGAGTCTTTGTAAAAGCTATACCAGATCGGTTTAAATTAGATAAATTTCTCTCTGGATCTTGCAAGGCTTTTGCTAGTTGCATAAAGGAGGTATTTACATCTACTTGGTTCACTTCCGCTATATCTGCAGCTGATTGTGCTACACGTGTATATGAATCGACTCCAATATTTCTAAAACTTGTTAATAAATTAAAACCTCTAGTAAAATCTTCTTGGTCAAATAAAGTTGTTTTTCCTAATTTATCTGCAGCTTTTTGTAATTCATTTAATGAAGAAGTTGACGCGCCTAAATTTTGTAAACCTTGAGTCAAAATTGCAACATCACTTTGTCTATCAGAAAAAGTTCTTAATGCTGTGTTTATAGTACTAAAAGCAGCCCCAATACCAACCAAAGGAAGAATTAAAGGAGCTATAGAAGAACCTAAAGTAGTAAAACCACTAGCCGCAGCGGTTGCTCCTGTCCCTGTAGCCGCTAATCCTGCGGACAAAGGTTTCAAACTACCAGCGGTTGCTTTTAATTTTCCACCAGTACCAGTAATTGTTGTATTAAATTTCTTAGCCTGTACGTCAACATTCTTAAGTGCTGTAACAGCTTGTGTGGCATTTACTCTTAGTTCTACATTGGAAACTGCCACGACTAAACAATAACTCCTTTAACTATACTTTGATTTTCTCTTAATAGCATCTGCCTGTTTCTTTTCTCTATCATACTTTAATTCATAGTACCCAGCAAAAAATATCAATTCTTCATCTGTAAGCTGTGATCTTAATTCACTTACTGTTTTACCTAGTTCTGTTGCAAGGAAAAACTCAAAGTTTAGCCAGTTATCCCCCCT